TAGAAGATGACCCCCGTCTGGCAGCCCCGCTACCAAACGGGGGTGTCCTCAGTCCCAGGCGAAGAACTCGTGATGTCGTCAATTGCGAACACATGAACGGCTAGACCCGACCTGTTATCAACTTTCTTGGTGGTCAAAGCCTGTGACGCATGACCTTGGTAGTAACTTGACAGAAGTGCGTGGGAGTGCTTGACTATCTGCGTACCACTTACTACTCTTTACTAAATAGAAAAGTAAAGGGGGTGAAGTGAAGATACATCAAATAATCGCCGTCTCAATTCTTATCGCAATACCGCTCGGTGACTACATAGAGCGAAAGCAACAAGAGTGGGAAAAATGGAAAAAGGAGAATTGGGGGTGATGTTTTGTCCCAAGCCACAACTTATGTAATCTTTTTTTGCCTTTTAGTTCTACTAGCAGGGTAAAAATCAACTAGCCCGCCCGAAGGGGCGGGTTTTTTGTTGCCCAAGAACACTCAGCCACTCGTGGTTTTTGGTTTGGTTCTGGTTTTGGCGGGACTCTCGTGTTTGACGCCATCAGAGTTCCTCGCACGTTCCGTGTTAGCAAGTGAGATGCGGTTTGTCAAGAAAGTTTCCAACAACCTGACTTGGATGTTTGCTTCCCGACATCAAAGCCGACTTCGTGTATCCAAAACTGTTTCAGCAACTCAGTTCCTTCGTCATCCGCCACCGTCAGAAGAAGTCCGTCGGGGACATCGCAGCCCCGCTATTGCGATGTCCCCGCGAAGTCTGGCCGGCGGCCGGCGGCGGAAAAGTTCTCCGGATTCGCTGCCGACCGAACACTTGTTCGCCGGTGTGACTGACGGCACGCGGTGTGACCGGGGGCACAGGGTTGTGACCACCGACACACGATAGGGCCGTGTGACGCCCGACACGCAGGACGTGACCGCCGACACACCAAGCGCAAGTGTGACGCCCGACACAAAATGGCGTGTGCCCAATGTCACGTGAAATAAACTTGACGTGGGGTACTTGTGCCCCATACAATAGGTATCAGAAAGGGGGGAAAATGAGCCAAACACCAGCAGAAACGCTTACAGAGATAGCGGATGAGTGTATGTCTATTGCCGAAATGCTTGAGCAAATTAGCAACGACACCACAGAACTGTTGCTGAAAGATGAGCAGGTAGAAATCCTAAAGTACCTAGTCACTTTGCCAGCAACGCTCGCTGAATTGTTCGCAACGGCTACGCATAAAGTAATGGAAAATGCCATCCTTGATGCGTCCGAAGCAATAAAGCAAGCACAATAATCACAACGACCCCCCCCGAAAGCCCTACTTGCCCAACGGCAGGTGGGGCTTTCTGCTGTACCCGTTCACGTCCGTCTTCCGCCACCGTCAGAAGAAGTCGTCGGGGACATCGCAGCCCCGCTATTGCGATGTCCCCGCGACGGCGAGCCGGAAGCCGGCGGCGGAAAATTTCCCCAACTCGCTGCCGACCGAACACTTGTTCGCCGGTTGTGACCGCCGGCACGTAGTGTGACGCCCGACACGTAGTGTGACCGCCGGCACATAATAGGGCTGTGTGACGCCCGACACGTAAGATGTGACCGCTGACACACGATAGGACTGTGTGACGCCCGACACAGAATAGCAGTGTGTCCAATGTCTCACTAATAAAACTTGACGTGGGGTACTTATGCCCCTAGAATGGTGAGCAGAAAGGGGGTATCTAATGAAATTCAGCGGATATGCGGGCGAATACATTGTCGAAGACGGCGATGCAGAACGCCTCACAGCCGAATGTTCATTGCTAGTGTCGCACTTGTCGGAATGCGCTACGGCGCTCAACAAGGCAATCGCTTTGGGTGACGCCATTGCATTGCATTGCGAATTGCGCTCGGTTCACGAGCTAATGCTTGCTCATCTTAGCAATGGAAATCACCTAGCAATACAACTAGCCTCGGAATTCTGACGGCTAACACCCCCCCCGAATAGGGCGAGCGTGCCGAAAGGTGCGCTCGCCCTTTCTGCTGTACCCGTTCACGCCCTTCATACGCCACCGTCAGAAGAAGAACCAAGCGCACACGGGAGTCCCGCCCGTGTGCGCTGTCCCCAGTCCCATCTGGCGGCCAAGGCGGCAAGCAGGTCGAGAAGTCCGACGGGTGGGTGGTCAGGTGGGTGTGCCTAACTGCACAGTCTAGAACTTGACATGGGCGATAAATGCCCCTAGTATTGACACATGACAACAAAAACCGACATTACGAAACTGACGAAGCGAGCAAGCGAAGTCAAACTTGTTCTAAGCCGACTGATAGCCCTAGTGGAGGCAGCCGAAGCCGAAGCAGCCGAATCAACATGGACAGAGGAAAAAACTGATGCGCTGGAAGGTGCTTTGAATAATGTTTCCTCACGCTGCTACTCGCTCGGCTACGAACTGACCCGCTGGTCATCCGATACAGTGCTGACTCGTTCAGACTCGCTCTAACAGCCAAGACCGAGACGGATGAGTAAGTCTTGGAACCATACCGATAACATACTTTTGTGACCATTTGCACACTTTTGTGTTCGTGTCTGTGACGAAGGTCAATGCTTGACAACTACTAAGCAAGTGGCTACTATCGTTTTGACCACTACAAGAAGGGAGTTAGCGTGTCGTATACCGTAGTTTGTACCATGATTTTTCTCGCAATAATGGCAGCATAAAACAGCCAGCAAAAGAAAACAAGAAGCCCGCTTGCGCCCCCCGCAGGCGGGCTTTTTCTTTGCGTTCGCTCAGGTCGCCTCGTGTCAGTCCGAAGAACTCAGCGCAACAACATCTGGTTTTCGGGCTTTGTATTGGAGCCCCGCAAGTTGTATCATGACGTTGATGCCCGAAACACTCGCCCTCTCCAACGACCATTTGGTGTTTGACTTCCCGTATGACGCGGCGCAGGTCACAGAAATCAAGAAGATTGACGGCGCAAAGTGGGACAAGGTAAGCCGTGTGTGGCGAGTTCCGATGTCAAGTCTCCAGCAAGCACGCGATTTCGCCAGCAAACACAACTTTCACATTGACAACGACGTGCTGACTTTTACGCTTCCCGATAAAACGGTTCAAAGAACTGGTGTTTACCACTTGGACGATTGGTTGTTCATGAGCTTTAGCTATGACCCAGTACGCGTTCGAGCAGTAAAAGGAGTACCAGGAGTTACGTGGGACGCTGAGTCAAAAGCATGGAAGGCTCCATTAACCGCAGTACGTTCTGTAATCGGTTTCGCGGAATCCTTTGGGTATGAAGTCCCAAGTGAAATAAGCGAAATGGCAACACAGATAGAAGCCGCGCGGACGGAGTCGATAGCAGCCGCAAAATCGACTTCTGCAGAGCTGGATTTGCCTTCGCTCAATGGCGAGCTTCTCCCGTATCAAAAAGCCGGCGTGCTTTACGCGACAAACGCGAAACGTGCATTTATTGCCGACGACATGGGGCTAGGTAAGACAATCCAGGCAATTGCAGCACTTGAGTACGCGGATGCTTTCCCGGCGGTCATCGTGTGTCCACCCGGACTTGTCCTTAACTGGCGCGATGAATTCAATAAGTGGCTTCCACACCGTAGCGTTGGTACCGTAGCCAATCGTTCAGAGTTTCCCGACCGAAACAAGTTTGATGTAATTGTTGTCGGGTATTCAAACATCGACCACTGGGTTAAGTCGCTAACCGGATTCACGAGTTACGTATTCGACGAATCACATTATGCAAAGACACCGACCGCAAAACGAACAAAGTCAGCCATCAAGATGGCGCGCTCAGCCGATAAGGATGGACTTGTACTGTGTCTTACCGGCACGCCGATAACAAATAGGCCAGCCGAGTTTGGACCGCAACTCGACATTCTCGGACAACTAAATAAATTTGGCGGACTTTGGGGTTTCTACCGACGGTACTGTGGCGCATTCCGTGACCGGTTTGGACAGTGGCATATAGATGGCGCGACAAACCTAGAAGAGTTGAACGACGCTCTCCGTGCAACGTGTTACATCCGTAGGACCAAAGACCAAGTGCTTCTAGACCTACCCGCAGTTCGCCACTCCAAGGTTGTTGTGTCGGGTTCTGCGGCCGGAATGAAAGAGTATGAACAAGCGCGTCGTGACATTATCGAGTACATCACCCGACGAGCCAAAGAAGTCGCTCTCGAGATGGGTACGTCAATCTGGAACGCCGCAGTACACGCAAAGATTCGTGCAGAAGCCAACGAACACCTTGTTCGGATATCGGTACTACGCCGTTTAGCCGCGAAAGCCAAGATGGAGTCGGTATTCGAATGGATTGACGGCAAGATTGCATCCGGAGACAAGGTTGTTGTCGCGGCTCACCATAGAGAAATCGTGGACATGATTGCCGACCACTATTGCGGGCTAAAGATTCAAGGTGGCATGGCCGTTGAGGACGTTCAGGAACATAAAGCCAAATTCCAAACAGGAAGCATCGATGAGGCTCCGGTGATTGTTCTCTCCATGCAGGCCGCAAAGACCGGACACACTCTTACCGCAGCACAAGATGTTTTGTTTGTGGAGTTACCGTGGACGCCCGCGGACGTAGACCAAACATACAGCCGTTGTCACCGGCTCGGTCAGAAAGGCTCTGTAATGGCAACTTACATGATTGCCAACGGAACAATAGACCAAGAGATATTCGACTTAATTGATTCAAAACGCTCGGTTGTCAACGCGGCAACGGAGGGCACTGAGATTAATGAAACCGCAAGCGCACAGCAGATAGTATTGGACTTCTTAAAGGAAGGAATCGGTGAGCAATAATGGGATACCTAAACGCTTACGACGCAGCGCAATATGCCGAACTAGAACAGGCCCTTGAGTGGCATCTAACGAGCAACCACTACCCGCCCGTTTCCGTCGAGTTCGTGCCGGCCTGCAAACAGGCAATACAGACATTCGTTGTTGCCGCAAGTTCAACGGAGCTGCTTACCGAGGACCATGTGTTTGACCAACTGTGCAAAACCTATGTGGAGCTCCCAAACGGCAAGAACATGAGTGTTGTCGACATCGTTGAACAGCTTCATCTTGATGCGTTCGTAGACCAAATCCTCAATGAGCAGTAACCGTAAGAGCGCTCCACAGCGCTCCGTGGTTGAGATAATCAAGACCGGTGAGTGGAGCAAGGTTCAGTACATACATAAGCTCGATTGCGGTCACAAGGAGATACGCAAACGCGCCGCATCAACCAAGAAGATTGCTTGCCTTGATTG